CTCTTATAAGTCTTATCATTCAACATCGTAAATGCCATCTTTCTTCTAGCATCCATCTTATAACTTACATGCATCCAATGTGAAGAAGGGTAACGATACTCTAAAATAATCTGATCATATGGAAGAATCTTCTCTGCAGAGACCACAAAGTTATAGAGTTTATCGTATGTGCTATTCACTAAACCGATATCAACAGCCTGTCCTTTGCAATGGTCTGACGTGGCAGATTCTTGTGGAACAACACCTTTTAGACGATAGCCAGAGTTAATCTTCCATGTCTTTTTATAGCCACCAATGCCTCCTGGAAGGATTTCAAGTAATGGTTCAAGAATATTCTGAGCAACCATGGCAAGATTACATACAACTTCTTGAACAGTATATTGTCTTAGTTGACCCTTTGCAGTATCCTGAAGCATCTGGTCTACAAGTTTATGTTTACCATTCACACCACCATCAATTAACATACCCAATGTAAAGTTGGTGGATAGTCTGTAGTCATTGGTAAAGTTTGTTGTATTGTAAATTACTTTACAATCAACAGGTGCAGCAGCTGCAGCACCACCACTTGGTGCAGCGGAGTCTTCAGCAACTGGAACTACTGGAACAGCAACACCATTCTCACGTGATTCTTTATTTGAGATTGCACGACCTTCTGGTGTATCCCAATCATCTGGAGTTTCAGCAGTAGTTCTTTCTTCAAATGCACGTTCTGGTGGAATAAAGTAAGGAACAATAGGATTGAGTGGTTTACCAGCAACAGGTGGAGTAAGTTCAACTGCAGCAAGCGCACTAACTGCATTAGTGGAAGAACCACTTGCGCCATTACCAAACTGTCCTTGAGTATAATCTGCAGATAGAGTTCCACCAGCAAGTATATTCATACTTCCAGTAGATTCAATATTTACTGTATTGCCGAGAACATCTAAACCACCAGCAGATTGCATAGAAAGACTACCACCAACATCGGCAGAATAATCTGCACCTGCTTTAAGTGATAGATCAGACGCTGCATCGACTTTATAAACTGCATCTGACTTCTCATAGATATTTGCTGCCTCAATACTATAATCACCAGCAACTTTAACTTTAAAGTCACCACCAATAGCCATAGTTGTATCGTTGGCAACACCAATATCTAAATTGTTACCAACTTTAATAGTGGCATTTTGTTCTACTTGAATATTAGCATCTGTTCGTGCATAGATATTTGTATTACCGTCAACAGTAATGTTACACTCACCAGCAACATGAATACATCCATTACGTTCCATGATAGTAAAGTTATCACCAACAATGTAATTTACCTGTGTGCCGTTCGCATCAATTTCACTGAATGTCCCTGCACGATGGTACATATGGATACGTTCTTGTCCTGGAGTATCATCAAATTCTTGGATATGTCCAGATTCAGTTTCAAATACTTTATTGTACGGATACTTTGCTCCGTATGGTGGCTCTGGTTGATCCCATGAACCATTATCAATGGCTTTAGGAACATCTAATCTTCTTACGGCATCTTTTTTCTTGACAACAGTTCCTTGAATAATTCCTCGTGCCAAACGATTAGTGTCTGGTTCGTTGATATATTCTTTTAGTGGATACTTATTGTTTGGATCTCTAAACCCAATTGCATCAGAACCAGTTGCTTTACTATCCTCAGATGGTCCAGGAGTTGGTTTAGAACCATCTGCTGGTGGCTCTGGAATTGGTGCTGCAGCATCTTTATCTGAACCACTATTACCAACTGCGCCATAGAAATATTCATAGTAAGATAATTTACGTGCAGCAATATCTGGTGAATTTACTCCAACTGCAGCCTTTGCTGCTTGGAAGTATCCAGGGTGTGAATTAGCATTAACTTTAGCCGATACTCTATCTTTAATGTAAAGTGCAGCAACCAATGCTGATACATTAATGTCGTCATCAAGAGAATCTGGATTATTTACAATATCAATATTCAAACCCATGTTATTTGCAAGAGTTTGATATTTCTGATAGTTACCTTTACCAGTCAGCTGAATAAATCCACGACCAAAATACTTTCCACCATCGTCATCTGTTAGATTACCAAGAAAACCTTTACCACGTTTTGTTGGTCCATATGCCCATGAGAAAAACTCTGCTCTGGATAGACCACGCTTTGATGCGTTTGAATACTTTGAAATATCATCTTCTGTGGCAAATGAATAGATTGCCTTCATACGAGAAGGAGTATAGTTATACGATTCTAACTGAGGAATCCATCCTGTTTCGCCACCAGCAATACCAAGCAAAGCACACTTCTGTTCTTTGGTAGTAAGTCCAACTTTATCACATGCAGCAATAAGTGCTTTAATACCTTCTGTGGCTTTTGCTGTATTTGTTACAGACTTGGCTGGTGGTATTGTTGGAATTGCATTATTAGTCACACTCGATGATGGAGTGGCACCAACACTTGGTGATGCGTCTGGAGTTGTAGTAACTACTCCACCAAATCCAGTAGTAACTGGATTACCAGAACTATCTGTCAGCACATTCGCATTTTTACTTTTGTTTACTGCTTCTAAGTTAGTCGGTGCTGCTTGGAATGTAATAATATTTTCTGCATAATTAACAACAGAATTACTAATTGTAATCTGAGTTCCATTATTAATACTAACGATTGTTGTTCCATCTGGAAGACCAAAACCAATAACTTTCATATTGGCTTTTAGTGAACGAGTTAAGTCAACTCTGCCTTCTTCAGTATCAGCAAAGGTTAGTATTTTTCCAGTAACTGGTCCAGGAATTGTTCGTAGTGTTATGCTCTCTACTTTTTCATCTACTACTGATCCGCCATCTTCAGCATCGATTGGTAGTGGAGTTGATGGAATTCCACCAAGTGTTCCAAGAATAATTGGTTGTTGTTTATCGTGGTCTGGAAATACCACAATAACAGTAGTTCCTTCAACTGGTCCAATTGGAGTATGACCAATACCATTCATTGCTGCAGAAGTTACAGGCTGAACTGGAGTCGCCCATGGGAGTTCTGCAGTTGGAAGTAAAGACTTATCATGCGTATGCAATCCAACTACACGCACTTGACAACGACCAAGTGATAGTGGATCTTGTCTATTTTCTACAATACCATAGTGCAAATTCATTATTTCTTTCCATTCAAATTATATTGTAAAGTTTCTTTGACCAATTCAATATGACATTCATGTTTATTTCTATCCACATAGTGATTAATGGCTGAGATTAGATAATTACCAGAGAACATTTTATCTGTGATGTCTTGTTCTTTTTTAGTGATAGGTTCAATTTTGTTTAAAGTAACATTAACTTTTTGACCAACTGTATAGTCTGATCTTCCAGGAACAGTTATCTCTAATTTATTTGCTTCTGCCAACTTCATTAATGACACACGCTGTTGTGTAGTCTTAAAGGCAGTGACATCTCCATATCCATTAAAATTACCATAGTTTCTTGGAGTGTTTATGATTAATGAGTTGGCTCTAAAAATAGAACTATCAGAACTAATAGCATTCTCATTAAGATGTTTTTGTTTGTCAAAGTTCTGGAACATATTATAATTCTTGGCAGTATATGTTTTCTTTGTTAAATCATACGAGATAATTTTAGACGATAACATACCACTACGAATTCTATCGATGTAATCAAAACCAACTGGAATACTAATACCAGTTATTCTTCTGTAATCTTCTTCAACATTACGAACACTTCCGCTTTTCTTTTGTTCGTCACGAGTATATCTGTCGTATACAAAACTTTGATAAACATCTGAAGTATATAAAGTATCCAAACTGGTGTAGTAAAATCCATCTCTATTTTCAAAGAATACAAAGTTTGGTATTTTATTCTTATTGGCAGAATGCTCGGCACAATACATAATGTTTTGTACTGGAGTCCAATAATTAGAAATGTATTTAATATTATTTGAGGTAGTTTCAATGACCAACTCTTTAGTAGATTCTAGTCCGTAAGTTTTATTTTTAATAAAAGTACTGACAATATCTGATATTTTACCACTGAATACTTTACTTACCTTTTTGTTTAAATCAACAACAGCCTCAGTTGAAATAAAGTGTAGTTGATAGACTACCGATCTGTCACCAAGCAATTCACGATCTGTCAATTTGTAAATGTAATATTTACCTTTAATGTTTCCACGCTTAAGAGATGGAGTTGAGATCTCTAATTCAACTTGTTCTTCACCTGCAAATGGTAACAGATTAACCAAGTCCAGTGAATCT